CCTGAATTTGAATTTGATGTCCTTAAGTCTGATGGATTCACCACAGCTACCATACATTGTAAAAGCGTAGAGCATGTCAACGACCAACGTAAAAGAAGAAACGCAATATCCAAGGATGCAGGATTCGTTCCTCCACTCATCAAAAGTGATCAAGCAGTTCTGGACGCTTTATGGAAAACCCAGACAGCTGTTCCGCCACCAATTGGTACCACTCCCAAAGAAAAATTACACGATGTACTACACGCTAAGATCAATGGGGCTAAAGCTCAGACTGATGCATCTTTTAAAACAGGAACAGTTTTAATTGAAGATGGATATGCTTTTTTTAAATTTAATAAATTTTATGACAAACTAAAAGCTAAGAACTGGAAGTACAGCGAAGATAAAACAGGTACGATGATGGTGAAAACCTATGAAAAATGTGGGATAGAATTTATGGAGGGAAAAAGATTTCCTAAGAACAAAGACCAACCAAAATCTAATACCCCTACCAAGAATGTTGTAAAAATTTCCATTAAAGAATTTGAAAACGTTCCGATTCACCACACTGAAACAAAACATAAAACGGAGATTATATAGTGAGATGTAATTGTAAAGCATGTAGATATGCATGGGGCACTGACCTAGTGCTTCTATGTATATTAACAATAATTTTATTTAAGGAGTTTATGCTATGAGCGTATACAAAAAACAAATAGGAGGATCTCATTATAAAGATATGAAGATCCAACCAAGCGAATTTATAAACAGGAATAAATTGCTCTTTGCAGAAGGGAATGCTATTAAATATATTTGCAGACATACATCTAAAGGAGAAGTTCAAGATCTAGAAAAAGCGAAACATTATATTGATATGATTATAGACAGAGATTATTCTTAATGCAGATTCCTTTATTCAAACCTCAAACTGAATGGGTTAAGCCCGAAGAATTTCCTGACCTAACCAACCGGCAACAAGTTGCCATTGATTTAGAAACTTCAGATCCTGATTTAAAATCCAGAGGATCCGGATCCGTTATCGGCAATGGAAAAGTGGTGGGGATTTCTGTAGCCACAGAAGGCTATCAAGGTTACTTTCCTTTTGATCATGAGGGTGGAGGAAACTTAGAAAAAACTAAGGTAATTCAATGGTTTAGAGAGCTTTGTGAATCTTCTTCTCTTAAAATTTTTCATAATGCCATGTACGATGTCTGTTGGATACGTGCCATGGGAATAGAAATTAAAGGAGACATCGTCGACACCATGATTCCTGCGTCTTTAATTAATGAAAATAGAATGCGTTATGATTTAAATAGTTTAGGTCGAGAGTATATTGGCTTTGGAAAAGATGAAGCCGCTTTAATTGCCGGAGCTAAAGAATGGGGAATTAATCCTAAAGCCGACATGTGGAAGCTGCCGGCCATGTATGTCGGGAACTATGCCGAACGAGATGCTGAAGTCACGTATCAACTATGGAAAAAATTAAAACAAGAATTAAGCAACCAGGATCTAGAGTCTATTTTTGAATTAGAGTCTGACTTATTTCCTTGTCTAGTGGATATGAAATTTAAGGGCGTCCGCGTGAATGTTCAAAAAGCTCACAAACTGAAGAAACAATTAGCATTAGAAGAAAAGCAATACCTGCTAGAAATAAAAAAAGAAACAGGCATAGATGCCCAAATATGGGCAGCACGATCCATTGCCAAAGTTTTTGACAAATTAAAAATACCTTACGAACTAACAGAAAAAACACAAGCTCCTTCCTTTACTAAAAATTTTTTACAAGAACATAAACATCCAGTGGTTAGAATGATCGCTAAAGCCAGAGAAATTAATAAAGCTCATACAACTTTTATTGATACTATTTTAAAACACAGCCAAAAAGGTAGAATTCATGCGGAAGTTAACCAACTTCGATCCGAAGGTGGGGGAACCGTGACGGGAAGATTCAGTATGAATAATCCAAACTTACAGCAGGTTCCAGCACGGAACAAGGATCTTGGACCACGGATTAGGTCTTTATTTGTACCTGAGGAAGGCCATAGATGGGGTTGTTTTGACTATAATCAACAAGAGCCAAGGCTCGTCGTACACTATGCATCAGAACTAAATTTATATGGAGTAGATGAAGTGGTTCAGTCTTACAAAAATGAAGACGCAGACTTTCATAAAATTGTTGCGGACATGGCTAACATTCCTAGACTTCAGGCAAAAACAATTAACTTAGGATTATTTTATGGAATGGGAAAAAATAAATTACAAGCTGAACTGGGAGTGAGTAAACTTAAGGCCGAAGATTTATTTAGAACGTATCATGATAAAGTTCCTTTTGTAAAACAATTGATGGATGCAACAATGAAACGTGCTCAGGATTCAGGTAAGATTCGTACGTTGATGGGTCGTCTTTGTCGCTTCCCTTTATGGGAACCTAATCAATTCGGGATTCATAGAGCATTACCACATGATCAAGCGCTCTTGGAACACGGACCAGGGATTAAGCGTGCTTACACTTACAAAGCATTAAATAAATTGATACAAGGATCAGCAGCTGACATGACAAAAAAAGCTATGATAGAATTATACAAGGAAGGCATTATACCCCATATACAAGTACACGATGAACTTGATATATCAGTTGAAGACCCTGCACATGCAGAAAAAATAAAACAAATTATGGAATCTGCTGTTGACTTAGAAGTACCTAACAAAGTAGATTACGAATCTGGCCCTAATTGGGGCCAAATAAAATGATAAATTATGGCTTACTTAAATGCAAATATTCCTGTACAATACGCGCAAATAAAAAAGGAGTATTTATATGACCTTAAAAAACATAAAGGCGAAGTTGAAGACTGTATTATCTTCGGTATCACGTCACTTACCGGAAGGGCTATTCTCTTCCATGCCATCATGGAAAACGGTGCTATCTTTTATCGTTTACCCATATCGGCTTTTATTCAACGTGGTTATGAACCGAAAACTGTTCCACATAGACGACTTGATGAACTTGAGCTTTGGAATTCTTTTAGTTATCACCCTGCTGTTACTTCTTGGGCTATTTTAAGCGCAGCTTCAGGAAAATATATAGGTAAAGATAAGAAGTGGCATCACGGTGCATACCTTTTTACTATTGACTGGGCACACCCAGATGCTAATATACTAGATACTGATCATTCAGAGATCCCACACGAACATAAGTGTGCACACATCATAGCCCTAGACGATGGGAACTATGCGGCGCAGCCAAATAACAGATGCATTTGGGACCTACCTTCATTCACAGTTAAGGATACAATTCCTGACTGGAAGGTGCAAACAAATGAATGGAATGTAGAAGATACAGGTGCGTGGAAGACAGAAGACACCGACAATTTCTTTTATGAAATCGAGGAAAAAAAATGAGGAATTTAAACTATGAACATTGCAGAACTATTCAAAAAGAATTTTATATTAGTACCAGTAATAGCTTCTGTATTAGTTGGAACGTTCACCGGCGTTAGATATATTGTTAATCTAACAGACACAATCAACGACAATCAAACTCAAATAGTAAATCTTCAAAGAGATTTAAAAGTTGCACAAGAAAAAATTACAGATCAAAACACAAGACTAACTTCTGCAGAATCTACGTGGCAGATGGCAGAAAATTTATATAGACAATTAGCAGATCAAGTTAGAGAGCACAGCTACGACATTAAGGATTTAAACAGGTAATGTATGGAGATTCTCAGGATAAATTATTATTTTACAGGATTACTTGTTTTAGCTTTTACAATATTAGTTTTATTTGTAGACCCTGCATATCCTAGAAACGAATATCTTAACGAGTATGGTGCAAGATGTGGAGATTTTGAAACTAGAGTAGAAGCAGAAGATAGAAATGGTAAATATAATCATTATAACAATACTAATAATTATCGTAATGATGATGATAATTATAGATTAAGTTTTACATACAGAAAATATTTAGGTGTAGATTGTAAAACTATAAATGAAAACGTACAACTCAAACAACAATTAGAATTGATGAAGATGTGTGGTCGAGTTAATAATAACCCTAGTCTTGCACAGAATGAAAACTTTAGATTATTAGTTATGAAATGTAGAGGTATTACTCCTACAAGAGATAACACTAGACCTGGTGATTCTCAAAGTTTGTGGGATGATATGAAAGATGGCTACAAAAAAGAGAACCCAGACCTTAAATTAATGAATGATAAGCTTATAGGACCTAAGAAAAGCAAATTGAAAATACCTCCAAAAGACTATATACTCCCGCTACCAAAACCTAAAAATGAAGATTAGTGAAAATACATCTGTAAGCATGCCAATGAAAAATATGATTGGTATAGTCGTAGCGGTTGCTATGGGTGTGTTTGCATATACAGAAGTGACAGCTAGACTAACAAGTTTAGAGACATCAAGAGAATTATTCCAAGCTGATCTACTTAAAAAATCTGAACAAAAACCAACTGATCAAGAACAGTTTATGTTGATTGAAGATTTATATAAAACAGTTGAGAAGATTGAAGTAAGAATAGAAGATATGATGCACAACAAAGTTAATATAGAATTTGTAACTAAACAATTAGAGAAAGCATTAGAAGATATTGAAAAGATAAAAGACAAAGTTAGAGCAAATGGTAATGGACATGGTTGAAACAGTAGTAGCATTATTAATGATAGTAAACCATGAGATTAAAGAACATAGAATACAACCTACTATGTCTGATTGTTTAAAAAGTAAAAGAATTGCTAACAGAGAAGTTAAAAATCATATAGAATATAAATGTATAAAATCTAAAGCAGAAGTAGGAATTTATATGGGTGAGAAATCAATTA